ATATAAATATTTAATTGGTAAGTATAACTCTCCTGAAACCGAATTATTTAATTTACCAAATTTAGAATCTACAATTCAAACAGTAAACCCAAAATTTTTAGATGTGAACAATTCGGCATATGTCGATAGTTTTTTTGTATTTTTATCTTGTATATTAAAAAATTCGTATTTGTTTTTACACGGTATTGATTATTACGGTTCTTTTTTATCAATTAAAAATAATTATAAAATAAATGTAACGGATGATATTGATTTTTTAAGTGAGTCTGATTATTTTATTAAACAACAAAACATACTATTTAATATAAATAATCCGGATTATTTATTACCAAATAAAAAAATACCAATAATGATAGATTATACATCTAGTTTAAAATCAAACTTTTCTATAAAATCAATAGACGACGAATTCTTTGAAAATGTTTTTGAAAAAACGCATATCGATTTAGATGATGTGAAATCATATACATTAGATTTATGTGACATAACAAATTCTAAGTTAATTACCGAAAAGGATAAAACAACCACTTTAAAAACCAGTTCGACGTTTTCATCTAGGAGTTCTCATACTTCTAGCACAATTAGCGAAGAACATAAATTAAATACTTTAAATACAGAACCCGAACCTGTTGACAACGAACACGACGAAAATATTTGTAAAGAAGACGATGACGCAGAATCGACCACAGATAATACGTATAGTAGCGAATCATCTGGCGAAGATGTTGAAGTTACTATTTATAAATTCCCTGTTTTGGTCATTTGTATGGAACAAATTGAAAACACATTTGATGATTATATTTTAAACAACGAATTAAGTGAGGATGAATGGTTCGCGTATTTGATGCAGATTATAATGATTTTAATTACTTACCAAAAGGTATTTTCGTTAACACATAATGATTTACACACAAATAATGTTATGTATAATAACACGACAATAAAATATTTTTATTATTGCTATAATAAAAAATACTATAAGGTTCCAACCTTTGGAAAGATATTTAAAATTATAGATTTTGGTAGAAGTATTTATAAATTTAATAATAAAATATTTTGTAGTGATAGTTTCAATACTAATGGGGACGCGTCAACTCAATATAATACCGAACCATATTTTAACGAAAATAAACCAAGATTAGAACCAAATTTTAGTTTTGATTTGTGTCGACTCGCGTGCTCTATATTTGATTATGTAGTAGATGACATTTATGAAATTAAAGATTTAACAAAATGCGACCCTATAGTTAAATTAATTGTGGAGTGGTGTTTAGATGATAGGGGTGTAAATCTACTTTATAAAAACAATGGAATGGAACGGTATCCTGATTTTAAATTATATAAAATGATAGCAAGACACGTTCATAATCATACTCCACAAGCACAACTTGAAAGAAAAGAATTTAGTTCGTTTAGTATCAGTCATAAAAAAATACCTAAAAATGAAACTATTTTTAACATTGACGCCTTGCCTATTTTAATTTAACATCATTTATATTTACAGCATAAATGATATAAAAAGTAGACTATATAATACTATAATAATGCGTGATTTACCGTTTGAAATAATAAATATAATCTTAAGTTTTAGAGAAAAACATTTTTTATCAAATATAATTAATAATTTGATAAAAAATTTTTATGAGAAAGATTTCGACCCTAATTATGCAGAATATTGGTTTGATAATTATTGTTATCATTATTCTTTTAGTCAATGGTATTTTTATGTCATACGAAAAAGGTATGTTCATCACTCTATTTTTTATGAGTTGACACCAAAAATATTAAATATAGGAAACGAAGAAATCATTGGATAGAATAATTAAAATTCTGGATTATCCGTAAACACAACTGGGGAACGCATACTATCCGTTAAATTCATGACTGGCATTAATTGGTCAATTAAAAAATTTCCAACAATAACCGCAAAATATACTAATAAGGTGTCTCGTATTAATAACTTTAAAGGCTTGCTTTCTTTTTCAACAAATCTCATTTCAATAAACTTTGAAATAAAAAAAACGATAGAAATTATTGTAGCAAATACAAAAATATTATTCATTTTAAAATGAAACCTCATAATCTTATTTTGTATTTTACGAATTGACTAAATTATTCTAACAATTCGATGTCATCAATTAATAAATCGGGTAAATTTGTTTCTGGTTCATCTATATTATTAATGTCAAAATAGTCTAAATTTATATCTTGGTCCGAAATTTTAAGTTTAATAACATCATCGTCGTTATCATCACATTCTAATTGTCGTTGTTTATTTCTATACTCGCTTAATTCTTCTAGTCGTTCAATTGTTTTTGGTGCATTTACGTTACTATCATTATTATTTAAGTCTCGCGTATAATCTGTATCATTAAATGTTAATTTACCTGGTTGGGTTGTCTCAACAACTGGTTCACATATTGGTTCACTAGTTGGTTCTAAATTGCTAGAAACGTTATTTTCTGGTGTTTCTTCTTCAATTACTTGTTCTTTAATTTCTTCAATTACTTCTTCTTCGATTGTTTCGTCCATATATGCTTTTAAAATAGATTCAACAGGAATACTATCTCTTATAGTATTTAAAATACATTCTTGAACTATTATTTCCATTTCTCTATTATATTTTTGAGTTTTTAAAGGTGAAATATTTATTTCGAATAAATATACGTTTTTATAAATTTTCCTTGCTACATTAATATATATTTTATGGATAAATTCGTCAAGTTTTGGAATATTAATATCAATCTTTTTTTGTTTGTTTCCAGCTCGCATACTAGTTAAAATTTTAAGTTGAATAATATGTACGCAAGTTACTAAATCTTCTAAATAATTACAACCACTTTTTTCACAAATTCTTTTTTTTTCTTGTTCAATAATTGAAGGGTTCCATTTTGGAACTCTAGATATGAAATTTTGAAATGTCATCAAATACTTATTTAGTTCGTTATTCTCTTTACATAATTTGTATGATTCGTCGAAAATAGATTTATAACCCTCAATAATAAAAGGGGTTAGAATAGTGATTAACCTTGCACACCATTCATTTTTAGATTCGTGAAGTGAACTTATATTAAAATCATCCATAATATTATTGTATTTTAATTTTATTTTGTTTTAACTAACAAAAAATTACATAAATGATATATTTTCCAAATTGTAATTTTTTTCTAAAAATAAGAAGTTTAAAATAAATATCATTAATATCTTTTCATTTCTAAACTCTTTTCTTACTTTATTATACGCTATTAATAATTCATATCGCTTACAATCTGTCATGCTTAAGAATTTTGGATTTTCAACTAAATTAATAATATCCAACCCATTATAACCTTTTTCGTATAATTTTGTAGACAAATCAATTATATTTATTCCGGTTGTTATTCCTTCTTCCGTTTTTAATAATTCTTTTTTTAAACATTCAATTCTTAAATTATGTATGCTCTTTGTCTGATATGTTTCATTTAAATTATACTTATATAAATTAATGGTTGTTCCATTATAAACAGGTTCATGAACATATATTTCACAAAATCTCGAAAGTATCGGTTTTAATAATTTATATTTATCTTCAACAATTATAAAAAACCGCGTATTGTGACTAAATAACTCAATACATCTGCGTAATGCGGATTGCGCGTCCATAGTTAATTTATCAGCGTTTAATAAAACAATACTTTTAAATGTAAATCCTCCATTCGAATTAATATGGGTTTTCGCAAAAAATTTAAGTTCTTCTCTTATAAATTTAATTCCTTTACCGTGTGCACAATTTACATACATAACAAAGGATTTAATTTTATCTTTATTATTATCATAAATGCTTTTAACAAAGTTATGAACTATTGTTCTTTTTCCACATCCGGATGGTCCGTGAAATATAATGTTTGGTATTTTATGTATAGTTCGAAAGTATTCCAACTTTTCTATTATAGAATTATGAATATTAACCATTGATTTATTAATATTAAAATAATGTTTTTATATTTTAATATTTACGATTACAATAATTATACGGAGTCAGTTAGTGAATGTGTATACGGATTATTTTTAAATGCTTGTAATAAATCACCTTGAATTCTTTCACATCCAATTTTATTCTGGTCATAACTTTGAGGAGTTTTAATACTTCCATAATTTTCTTTTGTTGGAGGTTGTTTTATTACGGATGATGGTGTAAATAAGCGATTATTATATCTATCTGAATCTTGTCTTGCTATGGAAACATTCATTGATTGATTAAAAACTTGAGTTCCCCCTTGGTTAGGTCTATTATCAATAGTTTGCGATTTAATGTCATTATTATGTTGGTTATATGCTGCAGAATAAACCATTGGGCCATTTTGGGTAGATAAACCACCGATGTTTCCAATAGTTTCGCAATTAGTCGTATCTCTTTGGGTTAATTCTGTTGGTAAATAATTATTTACATAGATACTTTCTTTTTGATTATTTATATAAAAATTTGGAGAATATAAGGTTGTTTCTTTTACAGTCGTGTTAGTTATATCATTACTATTAATTACATAACTTTTTGAAACGTTAGAGGACGCCTCTCCATAAACTCTACAACTATTAACGGTTTCTTCTTTTCTGGATGGTTTTAATATATCCATTAATGGAGCAATGACAGCACCAATCGCACCTCCAAATCCACTTCTTAGTGTTTCCGGTTGATTTATGGTTGAACGATGATTTTTATAATTTGTATGGCTTTTATGTAAGTTTTCAATATCATTAATTGGACCTTTACCTTTTGCGGCACAATGGGGAACATCTTTAGATTTTAATACGTGTCTTTTTGACATTTCATATTCTGTGGGTGCAACTCCTGCTTGAGCTTCTATACTTCCAGCGGGTCCCTTATAAGTTGATAAATTATTGGCTCTTTTTACAATACCCATCTCTTGTATTGGTCTCAATGTTTCTCCTTTTTCAGCGCCTGTTGTTGTTAGCCATCTATCTTGTGTATTAAAGAAAAATGTGTCTGGTTTTTGTTTTTCAACTCTACCAATTATTCCTAAATTTTTAATTTGGGAATTGGCTGGACCTTCTAAGTTATTAAGAGTATATTCTAATTTAGGATTGGTGTTTACACGTAACTCGTCAACTGTTTTAGGTAACCATAAATCTCTTGCTTCCATTCCAGAATTAAATCCGTTACTTCCTGCAGTAGAATAACCTTTATTTAATCCAGGACCTACATTGATGGTTTCAAAAGGTTTAACATTATTGGATATCATACCGGGGTTTACACGTGATTGGTAAAAATCACTATTATTTGGTGCTCCATAAGGGTATTGAACGTTATCCTCTGGTTTAAACAAAGGCGCCTGTTCTACCTTTTTAATGGTTTGAGAACCATTACCAGCCATATTATCTAAAATAGTTTCGGCAAATTCATTCGTGTATGTATATCCTTGGATTTTACCTTTAACAAACGGAACCATATTATTGTGTTTAAATTGTTCGCCGTCTAAATAATTACCGGTTAATGAAAATATTTGTTGAGGCTCATTTCCAACTTTTTTACCATTATTAACCTGTTTTTCAAAAAAATTCTGATTAAAATATTTATCGGTTGCTGTATTTGGATTTGGGTATTCCTGAACAGTGTTAATTAGTTCTTTTGAATTAGTTACTGGGAAATTCTGAGAAGGAGTATTTGTATTAGGCAAATAATTTGATGGAGCACCCATATTTGTAAAATTTTCTTGTGTCATTTTTTTAATTGTTTTCTTCTTATTTTCATCATAAGATTGACTATTTGATATTACATAAAGACCTCCTAAAGCCAATATCGGTAATGCTATTTCCATAATATATATAATGTATTATATTTTTTCAATTATATGTCGACAAATTTTAACTATAAATACACGGATTCTTTGAATCGAATTTATCTTTTTCTAAAATTCGAGTATTTAAATTATTTTGAAAGGACATACACGTATTTTCTTGAGGATTTAATGGAGGGTAATACCAGTCAACCTGTTCTAAATCTCTCGCTGTCCACGCAGGCATAATTGCTCTTGGTTGTTCAGTAAAAACATTATTACAATTCGGATAATTAATAGGTTTTGATGCAACCTTATATTTTTGATAATTGTCTTTATTCAAACAATCTTTACTTAAAGGTTTATTTACTCCTAAAAGTTCACTTTCTAAATTAACACAATTCGTCCAAATATTTGCTCCCCATTTTTGCATAATAATTTGAGGGTCTTCAATGTAACAAGGCGATTCTCCATTACCTGGAACATTCAAAGCCCATCTACCAGGACCGGTAGATTGTTGTAATTGTTTTTTTGTTCTAGAATCATCATAATAAAATCGGGTAAATGACATATATATAATATATATTTGTATAATTAAATAGTTTAAAAAAACAAAAGTATAATTTACTAATGGAACAACCAAAAACTTTATGTTTGAACATGATTGTAAAAAACGAAAGTAAAGTTATTATTCGTATGCTTGAATCGGTTTTACCTATTATTGACCATTATTGTATTTGTGATACTGGTTCAACAGATAATACAATTGAATTAATTGAAACATTTTTTAAAAAAAACTCAATCCCTGGAAAAATTGTTAAAGAACCGTTTAAAAATTTTGAGTATAACCGTAATTATTCATTACAGGCTTGTAATTATTTAACAGATTATGTTTTATTAATGGATGCTGATATGGTTCTTAAGATTGAGACTTTTGATAAATGTATGTTATCCACCGCCGATTCGTTTCATATTTTACAAGGAACAGATGATTTTTATTATCAAAATACAAGAATTGTTAAAAATAATGGTTTATTTAACTACAAAGGTGTAACTCACGAGTACATAAATACGCCTCCTAACAATGTTAATAAAAGTATATTAAAAAATCAATTATTTATACAAGATTATGGTGATGGAGGTTCTAAATCTGATAAATTTGTAAGAGATATTAAATTACTTACGAATGGTATTATTGATGACCCTAATAACGAAAGATACCATTTTTATTTAGCTAACACATATCACGATTCGTGTGATTATAATAATGCCATTGAAATATATAAAAAAAGAATTAAATTTGGAGGATGGGACCAAGAAGTATGGTATAGCTATTATAGAATTGGATTGTGTTATAAACAACTGAAAAATATACCTGAATATATAAATGCTTTATTAGATGCTTATAATTATTTACCTGATAGATTAGAAGCATTACACGAATTAATATCTCATTATAGACACTTAGGACAAAATAAACTTTCAAAATTATTTTATGATTCAGCAAAACAAATTTTAAATAAAAATAATAATACTGATAATTATTTATTTTTAAGTAATGATGTGTATAAATATAAATTATATTACGAATACACAATTATAGCTGCATACAATAATATAAAAAATATTAACGATGAGGTAATTGAGGTTTTAAATAATACATCTAATAGCCATTTTTATAATAATTTATTTAGTAACATGAAATTCTATAAAGATATTTGGATTCCTACTAAATTAATTGATTTAAATTTTTCTGTAGGGGTGCGTGTAGGCGAAAAAACAATTAAATTTACCTCTTCTTCGTCTTCAATAATAAAACATTCGGTGAATAATGAATATTTAATGAATATAAGAGCAGTAAATTATAGAATTGATGACAACGGATATTATCATGATTGCGACGTTCATATCATATCTATAAATAAAATGGTTGTTTTATCAAACGAATTTGAAATTTTAAATGAAAAGTTATTTGACCTGGATTTCTGTGATAGACGATATATTGGTGTTGAAGATATGAAAATATTTAATGATGTCACTACGAATGAATTAATATATATTGGAACTGGGTATCACGCAAATAACCAAATAGGAATTGTTACTGGAAAATACGATTTACTTAAAGATAACTTATCTCCTGTGGTTGAAATAACCAGTTCATTTAATAATAATAGTTGTGAAAAAAACTGGGTTTTTGTTGATTATTTAAATTCAACTCATATTATTTATAAATGGTTTCCTTTACAAATATGTAAATTAGATAATGATACTAATTCTATAAGCGTGGTTGAAACTAAACAAAATATGCCTAGAATCTTTTCACACACTCGTGGTTCTAGTTGTGGATTTAAATATAATAATGAATTATGGTTTGTTCTGCATCTGGTATCTTATGAAGAACCAAGACATTATTATCACTTATTGGCAGTTTTTAACGAAAATCTGGATTTGATGCGATATTCAGCACCATTTAAATTTAAGGGAGAACCTATTGAATACTCTCTTGGGTTAATTGTTGAAGATTCAAGAGTATTAATAACATATAGTGTTTGGGATAGAACAACAAAGTTAGCAGTTTATGATAAAACATACGTGGAAAATTTATTAAAATATAGAATATAAATAATTTAAAAATAATAAAATATTTAAATTATTAAATGACAACAATTGTTTCAGCATTCTTAGCAAATCTAAATAGTTACAGAAGTATCGATAAATATATAGAATATGGTAAAAAATTAATACATTCTGAACAAAATAAAATAATTTTTATTGAAGAAGATGCTTACACAACTTATATCAAAAATGAAATTACGAATAATTCAAATACCGTATTTATATTTATTAACAGATTAGATTTATATTTTTATGAATATTATAATAAATTAGATAAATTTGATGTAACAACGGACAATCCAACTAAAGATACACTCGAATATATGTTCGTTCAGTGTAATAAAACCGAATGGATGAGAGATGCAATTATTAAAAATCCGTTTAATAGTGACCAGTTTATTTGGATTGATTTTGGTATTTATCACATTATAAATAATGATGATGAGTTTTATAAATGTTTAAATAATTTAAATACTAAATCATATGAAAACATTCGTATAGCAAAAGGATATTTTGACCTTTCAGATACAAATATATTTAAAAATATAATTTGGTTTTTTCTGGGTGGTATTTTTGGAGGTAATAAAGACACACTATTACAATTTGCGGATATAATGAAACATAAATGTATTGATATTATGGAAAATAACCAAACTATATTTTGGGAAGTTAATATTTGGTATTTAATTTATAAAGAGTTTCCGGATTTGTTTTTAGGATATAATGCAGACCATAATTTAAGTATTTTAGAAAATTATTAACTATCTTTATATACACAGTTAAAACTGAAATGGTCTTTGGTTTTTTTCAATTACTAAAGGTTCAGGAATAAATACGGGTGATTTTTCGTATATATTTTCAGATTTTAAATCTTTTAATTCGGGACTAAAACACGGTGCCTTTTTAACTAAATTAGTTGAATTAACCCCAAATAAAAACGACTCAATATCAGGGGCGTTATAAGATAATTTATTCCATGGAACTTGACCGGGATTTAACCCGTTACCCGCCCATTTTGTATCATATGCCTCTCCATATTGTGAATTTTTATATAATGTGTACACTTCACTTTGTTTATATTCGTTTTGTTCTAAACAGTAATTTCCAGGAGTATTTTTATTACGTGTTGACGCCATTTATAATATATAATAATAAAACAAATAACAAATATCAACTTAATCAAATGACTTTAATAACGCCGTTAAATTATCCGGTTGAATTGTTCCGGTTTCTAAAAAGTCGCATATACACGGATGTGTCAAGTATAATAAATCAAAAGAATATAATAATAATAACCCAATTCCTAAATCTTCGCTTATCATAAAACCTGCCATTTTTTTCAAACACATATTTATTTCTGGATGATTTTTAACTTGATTTAATATATGTTGTAGTGAGTTATTAATAGTAGTTTCATTAAATTCGTCAATCATAAAAATATTTATTAGGTCATTACGATATAAAGTATCTTGTATATCGAAATCGGCGTTCCTTATAAACGGATTATAACTACATATATATTTTGTATTATACATTTAGTTATACTTATTTTTAGTTTTTAAATTATATTTATGTAATATTTAATTTACATCTCTTACTAATTCACGAGATGGAATACCTCCTCGTATCCATCCATCTGATGCTGCACTTTCAACCGAATAAGCAGGATTATTTATTCTATCTTGAATACTTTTTAAAAGTGGGGTAGAATGGTATTTAATATAACTTTTTTCACTTAAATTATTAACACTACGTTTATTTATCATTAATTCTCCCTGTTGAATTTGAGACTCGATAACAGGATTAACGGACCCTCTTCCTAAATATGGAACGGTCGAAAAAGGTCTATGAAATAAATCGATGCGACATTTTGGATGTGTTTGAATACTTCCGATTTGTAAATTAGAATTACTATCGATATTACATCCTCCAGCTCCTGAGTTGTGTCCTCCTGTATAATTGACACAAGGTTGTGATGTTGCTAAATCAATAGGTTTTTTCATAGAGCAATCAGAAGCAAAATAATTTTGAAGCATGTAAGTGCTATACTCGACATTCTGCAAATCTGTTTGAGATTGACAACACGGGTCTAAACCTATTCTTGACACATTATCAAATGTATAACTATAATAATCTGACATTTATATATATTATACATTATTTTTTTACTAAACTAATAAAAAAATAACTAATAAAGCGTATATCTGTAACTATCTTTAACTCGTTGTATTGCCCCACCTACATTACTTTCTTTAGAACTTGGCATATTTCCATACAAGAAATCAGCAAAAGCACCTTGGTCATTTGAAACACGTGTATTTGCAGTGCTATAAAAAGCACGATTTGACTGGTCTAAATAAAAATTGTCAGTTAAATCACTAAATAATTGTTTATTTGTATTTTTAATTCCTGGATTCATGTGTTGAACTGATTTCTTTATGTTTTTAGTAATATTTTCATCGATTTGAGGATTAAATGATGGTGGTGCTGCGTTTCTATTCGGGTCATCCATAATATCAGTTAGAAGAACATTACTAAATGGATTTTTTTTATTTCCTTCTTTAAATTCGTGTTTTGAAAAGGTTTCTAATGTTTGTGGATTTGTTATATTATCTGAGGTAGAGAGTGAATTATTAACCCGAGGTTGGTCGCTTATATTATTAAATCCTTCATTAATTATTTGTTGTTGGCGAACCTTATATAAAATAATTATAAAAATTAATATGGCTAAGCACCCAAAAATTAATTTTCTGGATGTTGTAAAAATATACACTAAAGCTGTAAAATATATAATTAATCTAGTTATGGAATTCATTTTCCGTTCATAACTAAACCCTTGTTTTGGCATAACTTCAAGTATGTAATCTTTATTTAATAATATTAATGGGTTATTATACCAAAATGAATCTGTCATTATATATAAGATTATTTATTTTTTATTTTATTATACTGTTTATTTCTTATGTTTTCGTTTTGTATTTTCGGGTTTAAAATCATTTTTAAATATTTCATCTAATTGTTCGTCTGATAATATTTGTTCGTAATTCGTTGGTTGTTGTTGGTTAATTGGAGTGAGTTGTTTATTACGATTATATTCTATTTTTTTGTTCATTCTTTCTTTCGTTTTGGCGTTTTTTATGGTTGTACTTAATGTGTTTTCCATATTATTAAAGTTTAATTTAGACCCACCATTAAGACCACCAAGTCCAGATAACCCTAATTGTGAAATCATCGACTGGAAATTTTCCATTCCAGGAATATTTTTCATTTGAGATAACATTTCACTAGCTTCGCTAAGTAATTCACTTTCTTTGAGGTCACCCGATTTCAATTTAGTGTCTAATTTATCGCCTATATTTTTAGCTAAACCCATTAATTTATTTGGATTTTTAAATAAATTCTCAAAAATACCTTTCATATCTGTAATATTATCCAAATCAAGGTTCAATTCATTTGCGGTTTCCTCGGCAATTTCTTTTGCTAAACTCCCCAATTTACTATCAAGAATATCCGTAATATGCTCGTGTATTTGAGTAGCTTTTGGAATATTAATCCCGGAGGATAATTGATTTTCAGAGGAAACATTATTTTCAAAAAAACTGTGCATTTGGTTAAAAGTATCCTCAAGTTTATCCTTAAATTCGGTTTCGTTAATAGTATCGAAAATTTTGGAGGTTTCACCGAACTCTGTTCGGTCTTTAAGAGTTCCTATTATTGAAAATAAAATAAGTTGTAAATAATTCCATATCGTATTTCGCGTTTTTTCCGTAATATCACATTGCCATAAATTTTTAAAATGGACGTAAGGTAAAAATTCAGTATCTATTTCAGAATCATCTTTAAATAAATCCTCGTTTTTATATAAAATATCGAAAAATCTAGGAGGGAATTTTTTTTTACAAAAATTAAAAATAAATTCCAAACTGTTTGTTTGAGATTGGTTGATTGCTTTATTTCTTTCATCTTCATTTTGGATATCTTCGAAAAAAGAATATGGTTTCCACCATCGAGTAATAAAAACACTATATTCAGGAAAGGTCGCGTTAATATCATTAATAAAATCTTTAATAACCTTTGAAAATTCTTCTGGAACTGTAGACATTATTATGTATAATATATAATTTGTTTTTTTAAATTAAACTATTTACTATATATTATTTTTCTAATTACATTTTACAGATATTTTGGTTAAAGTTTGAATATATTTAATGGTTTTATTTTTATCTTCTAATCCCATCGTTTTAACTGGTTCACGAAACCTATCGATTGCTTCGATAATTTTATCAGAATTACTTGAATTTGATAAATCAGTCGAATAATCTTTATTTATAAAAAAATCTAAATCTCCTCGTGTAATTTCATTTATATACTTACCGACTACAAAAGTATTCCAAATTTTTGGAATGATTTTTGGATTCATTTTTTTTATTGCTATTAGTGAATTTTTAGCAACCAATAACTCGTGGTCTTCTGGAAATAACGAATGTATATATGTAATAAATTCTAAAAAATGTTCGTTAAAAGCACTAGTATATGAGATAGACATAATATATGTTAATGTTTAGTCTTTTTTAAATATTATTTTTAATATATAAATAAATAATTAAATAAATAAACAACCAATAAATAAACAAACAACCTATAACCCCCTTAATTCTTGCTCTCTCTGTTGTTGTAATTTTGCGATAGTCATTTCAGAAGAAATTTTATTCGCTCCTTTCGGGTCATCGTCTCCGGCAGATGTTGATATTTTATCATTATATTGTAAATCAACGTAATTATGCATTTGTCTTATTCCTCCATTACCTTTTGCGGATAATGAATCTGAATCCATATCTAAAAAACTATATTGGTCTGAAACAATACCAAACATTCCACCACCTAATGAAAAAGCGGATGGTTCTAAATCATTAAAGGTTGCTTGTTTTACGACAACCTCTTGTTTTTGTTTAAAATATTGATTAATCGATTCACCGTATAATATTTCATACCCTTTATTTAATAATAGAAGTGAAGGAACTCGCGTAATTTTATCAGGCATGATTATTTTTTGACCGTTTTCCAATAAAATATATATTTTGTTGTTTTCATCTTTAATTCTTTTATCAATACAAATAAAATGTGTATCTTTTGCTAAAGGTGATTTAGATAGATTTTGTAAAAGGTTTTTAGAGTGATTACAATAATTACTATAATAAAGAATGGAATTCATCTATATTATGTTATACTAAGGTTTTTGCCTTTAAATTTTAACTCAATTATAAAAAAATTGATTTAAAAATAGATTTTAAATATTAATATAATAAATAAAATGAATCCTAAAGTTACTAATTTAACAGAACAAAACAACATCTTAACATTTACCCTTAGCGGATTAAATGTTAGTTTAGCTAATGCTGTGAGAAGAACAATATTGTCAGATATTCCAACGGTAGTATTTAGAACATCGCCATTTGAAGAAAACGACGCAATAATTATATCTAATACGTCCAGATTACATAATGAAGGGATAAAACAGAGACTTAGTTGTATTCCTATTCATATTACAGATTTAAATATGCCTTTGGAAAATTATATAATGGAAGTTAATGTAGAGAATATCACTGACACCACAATTTACGTTACAACCAAGGATTTTAAAATAAAAGATGTAACTACTGATAAATATCTATCAGAAACAGATACAAGAGACGTATTTCCCCCAAATGATTTCGGGGATTATATTGATTTTGTAAGATTACGTCCTAAAATTTCAAACGAAATACCTGGGGAAAATCTACATCTTACGTGTAAAATGTCAATTGGAACCTCTAAAGAAGATGGAATGTTTAATGTAGTTTCTACGTGTTCTTATGGTTTTACAACTGATGAAGTTAAAATAGAAGAAGAATTGAAAAAACAAATACAAAAATGGAAGGACCAAGAAAAAGAAGATAACATAAAGAAAGATATTGTTTATGAAACTAAAAATTGGAGATTATTGGATGCGTTGCGAATTACAAAAAAAGATAGTTTTGATTTTATTATAGAATCGATTGGCGTCTTTTCAAATAAAGAGTTGGTAAAAAAAGCGTGTAATATTTTAAATATTAGATTAAATGAATTAAATACTTTAATAGATACGGATAAACTAATTATAAACTTAAGTAATTCAACTATGCTTAATTGTTTTGACATTATTCTTGAAAACGAAGATTATACGATTGGAAAAATAGTTGAATATATGTTATATTCTAAATTCTTTGAAGGAGTTAAATCACTTACCTATTGCGGATTTAAAAAGATGCACCCACACGATTCAGAAAGTATTATTCGTCTTGCTTATCGTGATAATATAGATAACCCAATCATAAAACAAAACTTAAAAGATGGAATTATGGATGCGATGAATATATTTAAAAAAATAGAAGCACAGTTTTAAAATACACGATAATTATAAAAATTGAAACGTAATAATTGATAAAATATATAAACAAATAAAAAGTAAATAAATAAAAAGTAAAAACATAATGAAAGAACAAAAACAAAATAAACTTAGAAAGGGTAAATATGTAATAAATAAATATATAAATAAAACGAATGTATATAATCATATTTTTATAGGAACCGAAGGCGAAGATATACCTGAGGCAAATCTATCATTTTTAATTGAATTATTAGGGAGTAAATTATACGAAACATATGTTGATGAGATATTAAATATTTCATCAAAAAAAAATATAAAAGTTGTTGCTGTAGCACACCCATCAACCCCTCCAAAATACGCTTTAATAAAGGGTCAACCATGTTTATTTTATGGAAATAATGGAGGAACACATTATACTTGTTCGGTTGACGGAGAACACGTATGGAATTCATATAAACAAGGAATACAAACAGACCATTCAGACCACTTTTGTCAAACGTTTGCTCTTATGAAAACACAGCACGAATTCTTGCCAAACTCACAAATAGGTAAAAAATTTTTAAATTTAAAAAGAGGAGAGTATATGGATAACGCGTTTATAGCAAAAAATGTCGCGTGTGATATATTAAAATTATTAAATAATGATTTTAATATTGATGAAATAGTTGAGAATGTTTTAAAAACTACCGATAGAACCGGTAAATTAAGACATCAACGAAATAATCCAAACATAAAATTTAATGTCAAAAAATTTATAGACTATTGTCATAGTTTGACAAAGACGCAGTTATCTTGTAGTTCATTTTACGATAGAGTATATTTGAAATAATTTAACATAGACATTAGTTGAGAAGGATGCAAGTCATCGACATATTTTGTTACAATTAAAGGAGTAACGTATAAATTGTTTGGTTTAAGTTGAGTTATATAAATGTTATGTAAATTAAACATGTGAGTTTTATAATGAAAAGGGGTGACAGTATCCTTTTTTATATAAAAATTTATGTAGTTCTCGTAAAGGGTTTTAATGAATAAATTAATTTTATTATTAATTAGGATAAATTCATTAATATGTTCAGGATAATAAATTAAATAATTATTTATGTTTCCCTCTTTTTTTAAAATTAAATATTGATACTGTAATTTAGGTTGATTTCCACGCAATTTTTTAACGACTTCATACTGTAGATTTCGGAACTTACACCGCATATTTGTTAAAGAATTAAATATAACAACGCCTTGTATATTATATGGCGTATTAATACCTGCATAATTATTTATTAAATCATCATAACTTTCCCAATCGTTATATATTTCTGGAAATTTAACTCCGGTCCAAGTCCACATTCCATATTGTTTAATGTATTCCAAATCGCACGGGTAAACCATTACATTCTTTAATTTATTATTAAAATCGTCGCTTTTTTCATCAATTACATTAATAATTTGAAAAACCGCAACCAAATAAAGTTGTGGTTTAATAATTGG